ACTACAGTAGTTGCACAAGATACAAATGAACAACCAGAAGATACAAATGAACAAAGTAACTCTATTGCGGGTAGTGATAGCGAAGATCAAACTGAAGAAGACGATGAGGACAGCACAAGTCAAAGTGGCAACAAGGAAAAAAGTGTAACAGATCAAGCCCAAAGAGACAATGAAAGCGAATTGCTTGATACGAACGAAGATGGTAAACAACCTTTATATTCTTCTGGCATCTCTTATGACAATATTAAAAGATTAGTTGTTTCTTACCCACAGTTAAGAAAAGCCCGTAATGAATATGTTCCTAATTATGGTGTTTCATCATATACATGTAATGAGCTTGAACCAGATTTTGAAAAATTTCTAAAGGGTGGAATTAACAAGACTGTTAATTTGATGGCTAAAGAGTTTGAACGCAAGAAGGCTGCTTGGGAATACTCAAGAAGTACTGAAGCTAAGAAAGGTTCATTGAATATGAATAAGCTTCACCAATATCAATACTCAGAAGATATCTTTCTTACTGTTGATAGATTAGCACAAGCTAAATCACATGGCATTTTTATGTTACTTGATTTTTCAGGTTCTATGAATGCCATTTTAAGTGATGTTATTTCACAGACAATTACTATTGCTTTGTTTTGTAAAAAGGTTAATATTCCCTTTGAAGCTTATTCATTCACAACAGGTTATAATGATAGCATTACTGATGACCATATAGGTGATAATGATATTGAAAATATTCAAGGATTGAAGTTAGTTCAAATACTTTCATCATCATTAAGTAGAGTTCAATTCAAAGAGAGTATTAAACATCTATTTGCGGTTAAATGGGTGAGATCACGTGAACGCGGAGGATACTCCACCCAATCATCAACATGTCCATTAGATAGCATGGGTGGTACTCCTCTTATTCAAAGTCTTATTGCATGTGAACCATTAATCAACGAGCTAAAAGCTAAGACTGGAATTCAGAACATGAATGTAATGATCTTAACCGACGGCATTGCAGATAGACTTAGAGTAGCTAATCAATACCATCATATTGATGCTAATGTTATTGATAGTGATGATGTAAGAATTAAATTTGGATCTAAAATTATTTCTGGCAAGTCTCGTGAGGAGCTTACTGCAAGCACTATTAAGATTCTTGGTGAGCTCACTAAATCAACTATGATTGGATTCTTCTTAGCCACAAATAGACACGATTTTTATTATGGTTATAATACTCTTAGTGATGATCCTGGAGCTTTCCATCCTGATGGTTTTAATGGACTAGTTAAAGAATTTAATAGTGTTGGTGTTATGAACTTTAAAAAGTGTGGTGGTTATGATGATTATTTCATTGTTAAAGTTGGTAAAAAGGCTGATGACGAATTTGAAGTTAAACCTAATAAAAATGGTAATGATATTAAGATTAACGATGTTAAACGACAGTTCAGAAGTTTTTCAAAGTCTAACAAACAATCTAAGCAATTAGTTAATAAAATCACTGATGCTGTGGCTGCATAGTGCATAGTGTGTATAACCACCAACATCAATATATTATGTGCACACAGAACACTCTATCTCCAAAGGGATATAAAACTATATCCCCAAATAATTTGAAATTAGGCAACATATTTTCTCCAGCTATGGTATAATAGAACTATAAACAATAAAAAAGGAAGCAAAAAATGAATAAAAAATTAATAGAAAAACTACAAGAGAACTTCGCTGATCAGACTGAATTATCTCCTAAGCAAGTGATTGCTGCTGGTGCTGATGTTGGTATGACTCCAGGTGAAGTGTATAAAGAACTTAACGAATTTCCAAAGATTAGACGTGGTATATTCGACATGGCTGGTGTAATGGTACCTTTCAAGACATCACAAAAGACTGCACCGGTTAAGAACATTGGTGTTTCATCAGTAAGCAACAATGAAATATTTGTTCCAGAACGAGATAAAACCTTCGTTCAATGGGGTAACTTTTCAGATGTATTTAAAATTATTAAATCACAAATGTTCTATCCAACATTCATTACTGGTTTGTCCGGTAATGGTAAAACCTTCATGGTTGAACAAGCATGTGCTAAAGCTAACAGAGAATATGTAAGGGTTCAGATATCACCTGAGACTGATGAAGACGATTTGATTGGTGGCTTCAGATTGCTTAACGGTGAGACGGTGTTCCAAAAAGGTCCAGTGTTAAAAGCTATGGAAGCAGGTGCAATCCTTCTTATAGACGAGATTGATCGAGGTACTAACAAGATCATGTGCTTACAAGGTGTGTTAGAAGGCAAACCAGTTCTTGTTAAAAAGACCGGTGAGGTTGTAACACCTAAAGAAGGATTCAATGTATTAGCTACGGCAAACACTAAAGGTAAAGGTTCTGATGATGGAAGATTCACAGCAGCTACAATTCTGGATGAAGCATTCTTAGAACGATTCACTATCACTGTTGAACAGAGTTACCCAGCTCCTGCAGTTGAAAAGAAAATCATTGCAAAACACATGGAAAAATTCGAAAAGATTGATAATGAATTCAATGATTTACTTGTTGGGTGGGCAGACACGATCAGAAAGACTTTCGAAGATGGCGGTGTTGATGAGATTATCTCTACCCGCAGACTATGTCACATTGTTCAGACATTTTCAATCTTCGGAAAAAGAGACAAGGCAATTGCTTTATGTGTTAACAGATTTGATGATGATACTAAAGAAGCTTTCCTTGATCTTTACACAAAGGTTGATGCCACGGTGAAAGGTGCTGGTGAATATCCAAATGATACATCAACCAGTGAGTTTGATGTTCCTTATGCTGAGTACAAAATTTAATTAAAAATAAACAGCAAAACGGTGTACTTTTGCAGCGTTTTGTGTTATAATAGAATCTATGGAAAATAAAATAAACTACAAATATCATGAAGATAAACTTTTAAACGAGTTTATTCTTTATATAAATAAAACGTACAATCAACACTATTGCAGTGACGATGGTACACAGTCAATGGATCTTATATCTGCGACTGGAAAAGGCCTAGACTTTTGTTTAGGTAACGTTATTAAATATGCTGCAAGGTATGGTAAAAAGGCTGGAGCTAATCGAGCTGACCTTATCAAGATCATGCATTATAGTTTATTAGCATTGAATGAGCACGATTTAAATAATGAAAAGGAGTAAGAAATGAAAAAAGAACAGTTGGAGACACTATGAAATTAAATAATGACACGGTCGAAGTCTTAAAGAACTTCGCCGCTATCAATAGCAATATTGTTATTGGTACAGAAGGATTTGTTAGAAGTGTTGCGATCGCTAAGAACGTAATGGCTAAAGCAAATATCACAGATGCATTCCCGTATAAGTTTGGTGTATATGATTTGCCAGAATTTTTAAGCTGTTATAGCTTATTCGATGATGCTGAATTGACATTCTCTGATACTCAGAAGTTTGTGACATTCTCAGATGGTATTCAATCAATTAAATACTTCTTCTCTGATGTAGAGAATTTAGTTACATCAGACAAAGATATTACTATGCCTGAGAGTGCACTCACTTTCACCATTACAGATAGCCAACTTGCTTCTATACGTAAAGCATCTGGTGCACTGAAAGCTAATGACATGGTAATCACCAAGAATACTGAAGGTGGTTTATGGACAAAGTTAACTGTAACTGATCGTGACAATCCAACTTCAAATGAATTTAGTATTAATATTGCTAATTGCTCTATTGATACTGAAGAGAACTTTGAGTTTGTTTTTAATATAAACAACTTTAAGTTTAATCAAGCCGATGAATATAAATTCGAAGTAGCTTCGAAAATGATATCAAAGGTAACTACAGACAATGTTGACTATTGGTTAGCATTAGAAAAATCATCTAAAATCGGAGTATAATATGACAGATAAAGTAGAAGAAGCACAAGTAGAGGCAGAAGCACCAGGTATTGGTTTACAAGATATCGCGGCATGCGTACAAATCATTGATATTGTGACTAAACGAGGTGCTTTTGAAGGTGCTGAATTAGCCGATGTTGGTACTGTACGTAATCGTTTAACAGCATTCCTTGATGCTAATAAGCCAGCAGAACCAGATGCTGATGAAGATGCTGATAAAGAAGGCATGTAGTAAGACCCGCCCCTTTAGCTCAGTTGGTTAGAGCATCCGACTCATAATCGGCAGGTCCACTGTTCAAGTCAGTGCAGGGGCACCAAATTATATTATAGGAATTATATTATGTTAGATAGTGATAAGAAAGATGTAAAGAAAGTGATGGGTGATGTTATTGACTCAATGATTCGTATCGAAGGTGAACGTGAATTCATTAAAGAGACAGTGAACGTACTATCTGAGAAACATGACATCAATAAAGCAGTACTTAAAAAGGTTGCTAATATTATGCATAAAGCCAACATGGCAGAAGTGCAAGCAACTAACAATGACATTGAAGATTTGTTCGAAGATTTGTCCAAATAACGGTGTACTTTTAGTACGCATTATGTTATAATAGATATAAGTTAACGCAAAGGTTTTTGAGCTCAATAGCTCCTTTCCTTGTTTCCATTTTGGTTGTAATGGGCGTGAAACAACCACCTAATTATACTATGGAGATGTGAATGAGAAATGATTTTTTATGGGTTGAGAAATATCGCCCAGCCACTATTGATGAATGTATTTTAGATGAATCTTTAAAGACTACATTTAAACAAATAATTAAGAGTGGTGAGCTACCAAACATGATGTTTACTGGTTCAGCTGGTATTGGTAAGACCACTGTAGCCAGAGCGCTTTGTAATGAAATGGGGCTTGATCATATAATCATTAACGGTTCGGAAGATGGAAACATCGATACTCTTCGTGGTAAAATCAAACAGTTCGCTTCAACTGTTTCATTACAGGGAGGATATAAAGTAGTCATTTTAGATGAGGCTGATTACTTAAACCCCCAATCTACTCAACCGGCTCTTCGTGGATTCATTGAAGAGTTCTCTAACAACTGTCGATTCATTCTAACTTGTAACTTCAAGAATAGAATTATTGAACCTCTACATTCAAGATGTTCTGTGTATGAATTCAACACCGGATCAAAGGCTATCATGGCTGCACAGTTTATGGAAAGACTTAAGACAATTTTAACAACTGAACATATCAAGTTTGAAGATAGAGTTGTTGCTGAACTAATCATGAAACATATGCCTGATTGGAGACGTGTCCTGAATGAATGTCAACGGTACAGTGTTAGTGGTACTATTGATGCGGGCATTCTAGTGACATTATCAGAAACATCCATTAAAGCACTTATGGCAGACCTTAAGAAAAAGAACTTTAAAGGTATGCGTAAATGGGTTGTGGATAACATTGATATGGAGAGTGCTAAGTTATTCAGAATGATTTATGATAACATGCTAGAGTATGTTGATCCTTCTTATATACCTCAATTGGTTATGACACTTGCCGACTACTCATATAAAGATGCGTTCGTTGCAGATCATGAATTGAATACTGTTGCTTGTCTCACCGAGATCATGTCACAAGGTCAATTTAAATGACACTAAATCGTAACACCAATGCCTTAGATAAGAATCCGTTCTCTTATTTAAATGC